CATGTAATAGCCAGAACGCATAAAGTCGATAAAGTTCTGCGTTGCCTCCCTGTCAACAACAAAGTTCAACCTGCCAAACTTATGCTCCCAGTACCACTTCTCTTGGCAGTTGATGTGACCATGCCCACCCTGCCCCGGCAACGCAGCAGAAAAGACAATCACAGGCGCAAGTTCCGTTAGCTTCTTCACCACATCGTCAGCAAGACTCTCATCGATATGCTCGGCAACCTCCAGACACAATGCCAAGTCGTACTTCCCTGCCTCATCAAACATTGACTTGATTGTCTCTGGACATCTCTTGTCTGGATCGATGCCAACAACATCATGGCCCAACTCGCGCAATGCTTGCACATAGATGCCCGGCCCACATCCAACATCGATAATCTTCATATCAGTTCAGGTAATCTCCTTTCTTCCTTCTGCCGTATGATGAAATCCCAGACCCGTTGTAGCGTCTCGTAATCTCCTTGACATTCCTTCTCGTCCTCATTCCGCCACTTCTTGAACTCGCCGCAATCATCATTGACCATCGCTCGCAGTTCTCCTTCAAGGTCGCTTATTAACAATAAGGCATCGACCCCATGGACTGCATACTCATGCTCCCATTGCTCCTCTGGCAGGTTAAATTCTAGTGTTGCTTTCATGGTAGTGTCCTTGTCATTGCCTCTAGTCCATTTCCGTCTGCGTACCATCCCTTGCCCTCGTACACATCCAGCACATCGTTGAAATACTTTTCGTACATCGGAGCAACCTTCTCCAATGAGAAGTTCTCTGCCCAGAGTCTGCATGACTCACTAGAGATCGCGCCTTGCTTCACGGCATTGATCGCATCGACAAAGTCTCCCATCGTCCGACAGCGATAGCCTGTGATGCCATGCAGGTTATTCTCCGCGAAACTACCCCAGTCTGTCGTTATCGTTGGCGTGCCAGAGAAAAGGTTCTCAATCTGCACCCCACCGAATGGCTCGACATACTGCGAGGGAATCAATGATCCCTTGGCCTTGCTCATCAACTCACGCCTAGTCTCGATGTCAGCGTAGCCAATGTACTCGACATGGTCAGGTATCTTGTAGCCGGGTTCTATCTGTCCAGCTACCTTGAGATGCACTCCTGCTCGTTCTGCTGCTTGGAAAGCCACATCGCATCCTTTGCCGCTATAGACTCGCCCAAGGTACAGGAAGTAGTCTTCCTTCTCGTCATTGCCTCGGTAGTCGAAGTCTTCGCGATCAAAGTAATTCGGGATCACCACATCGTACCAGTCCTGCCTGCACGATCCAACTGCCTGAAGACCGCAATAGGCATGATAAATTGCATAGGACTCCCAGACCTTCCATCGCGCCCAATGGCCACCAGCGTAGCCGATACCCGGCTCAACGCAGATCATGTCAGGATGGGCATCGCAGACTGGTCGTACTCCTGATCCCCAGAACGGCAGGATGAAGTCATGCTTCTGCTTGCGCTTCCCTACCTCACGAATGGCATTAGCGTAGAAGGTACGATATGCGTGATCATTCGTGTTGAACTTGAAGAAGGTCTTGCGCCAGTCATGTGACCCATAGCTTTTCTCCCAATCGCTATTCGCGATTACCGAAATATGTTCTGTGCATTGCAGATCGGAATCCTCATGCCCGTAGTGCAAGACCTCATGGCCGCGCCTAGTCATCATCTTTGCGAATTTGACAACCTTCTGCGTGTAGGCGCAGGCGTTAAATGTCTTGCTTGAAACTGTGTGGGGTAGCCCCAGTATGTGGAATCTCATATTAAATTGGAAAAGGATTAGTATCTACAAATATTGGAGTCTGTTGTCCTACCCATGCTCCCTGTACATTGAATCCGAAATACTCTTCAGCTTCCTCCTCATCCATGCCCTGTCCCATAAGAATATAAATACACCTGTTTCTGTCGTATACGGCAACAGGTTCATTGCCCCCCTGCCATCCCATCCCAATGAAAGCATCCTCAAACCCATCCGCTAGGATTGGGCCTGACTCGCTTTTGTATTCTTCTAGTTTTTCGTGTAGTGTCATAGATATGCTTTCTTTCTAAATGGATCGACCTCTAGTCCTAGCGTTGTGCAGATGCCTTCAAATGATTTGGTCTTGATGAAGCGTACCGCATCTTCCTTCCACCATGCGGCGATATACCTGTTGCGTTCGCTAGCGATCTTTGTTTCATCGATAGCGGCATCCGCCATTGCCTGATGGATGATCTCGCAAAGGATGTTTCGTGCAAACATCACTTCCTTGTCCTCCTTGGTCTGGATCATGCCTTGTCCGCTCGCTCCTGCGCCTGTTCGTTGCTGTAGGTTCCCTTGTGATAACGCCGGGATAGCTTGAGCCTGTTCATGCGGATCACTTCTTGGATGGTTACAGAATCATCCTCTGTGGAGTTATAATGGTTCAGGATGCCTTGGATGAAGAAAAGGATATCACCACACTCCTCTAGCACATTCTCGCGATCCAGAGGCTTCCTGTACATAACGGACTTCTTAATGGCATCTAGTAGCTCGCCTGCCTCGCCTGCAACCCCCATAGCCATATGGGTCAGGTGGGCATCCTTTGGTTCCATCTGTACTAGGATATCAATACCCGGCTTGCAGAGTGATTCCACGAACTGGGCATATGTTAGTTCTTGTTGGTTTTGTGTGTCTTGCATAAATGGTACTCTATTATCTACAATCTGCATTATTGGAAGTTATAGCCTATTTCCTCTTAATAATCTTCTGGTTTCTAGTGATATACGCTTGAATCTCACTCATGTCCTTTTTAGCCTCTAGGAGTCCATCAGGCGTATTGTTATAAGTGTGCTGGTACTTTGGCAAAGGTTCTCCTCGTTGAATGCGAGGTCCGATTGGGCATCCGTTCAGGCATATGGTTAGCCTGATCTCTAGGTCAGTTCTCAAGGCGTTGGTTCTCCTCTAGCTCGATTCTGCGTGTGGGAAGTTGGAATGCGAGCGTGAGAGGTTGCGAGGTCTCGATCTCAATCTTCTCTCCGTACTTCTTCGGAGCCATTTTGGATGCTGCCCATTTGAGTGCATCAACTCGGAGCCTGCCTATGCCTGCGTCATGCGAAGAGTAGGATTCGTCAACGATTAGCTCGGCGTAGTAATCGGCCTGCTCTGCGCGCGCCTGCGAGTATTGGTTACGAAAACTTTCATTGGATTGAATCCATCGATAAATTGAAGTACGGGAAGGTATGTGAGGAGATGAGGCAATTATGGTGCGAAGCGTTTCTCCTTTAGATAATCTTTCACAAATTTCTGCGGCTAATTCTTGTGTAAATTCAGTTGGTCTGCCTTGTGAATTTTTCTCTAAATTTTCTTCAGAATTTGCTTGACTCATTTTAGAAGTGGTCGTTAAAATAGCTCCGCAGGAACAAGCGAGTTGTTCTTGCTTCGCAGTCGTGATTGCTAGTGTTTATGCGGGTTGGCGGGTGGATGATGGTTGGGGGTTGTAGACGATTTGGACGATGGTTTTCTCGTCTCTTTTGTGTTTACACTTTTGTTGTTTGTAGTGCGCTGTGATTGATTCGGGATCGTCATCAGGAATGAGTCCAGAGTATCGAAGTTGATCGGTAAGCGGCTTGGTTCCGCCGACAAAGTTATCGAAGTCTTGGAGTTTAGTGCTAACTCGTTCAATGACGAGAGTAGTGCGGCCCTTGCTTTTTGTTTGTGCTTGTGGAGATGGGACCAATGGTTTGACAGGATGGTATTGAGGCTTGGGGTTAGATAGCCGTGGAGATGGAGGGTCAGGGTAGTACTGCCCGTCTGGGTGTCTGTGGTAACCGAGCTTTTGGAGTTGTTCATGCGTCCAATTCATTGGGTGGGGTTGTGGAGTTTTATGCGATTACTCCACGGGTTCTAATGATAACCAGCAACTACAGGATGCCGCCGCAATACCCAAGGTTTATTCTTTCGGAAGGTAGCTGAATGTGTTGCCGCCCGGAACTTCGTTTGGTCTGGTTCGTTCCCAATGTTTATTGAAGTCCTCGGTCTTCTGCTCTTCTTTGTCTTTGAGCATTTGGAAGTACTCTTCAGGATCGTTTTGGTAGTCTTTTTTCATTAGTTTTTGTTCATTAATTTTAATATGTATTTCTGCATGATGTTTTGGGCATACCCAAATTACTTCAAGCGGCTTTGAATAATCATCGTGATGTGCTTGGGCTTTGTTTCCACAAATAAAGCATGGAT